TGATACTGGCCCTGGAAAGTCGCCAGATCCGCTGCCGCCGCCGAGGCAGATGCCGCCGAGGCCGTCGCGCTTGTGGCAGCGTTGCTCGCCGAGGTGGAGGCGTTGCTCGCCGAGGTCGCCGCATTAGTGGCTGAAGTGGAAGCATTGCTTTCAGATGTGGCTGCGTTGCTCGCCGAGGTCGCCGCCGCTGTAGCAGAACTGCTCGCCGCTACCTGCGCGGCTGTTGCCGCCGTGACGATATTCCCGAGTGCAGAGCCGGAGACGGTGTTGGCAGACAGATCGCCAGTGATGACCAAGTCGCCCTGGATCTTCGCCGAGGTGGTCGAAAGCTCCAGCGCACTGGCGGTGCCCTCGCCATCCGAGACGTTCCGCAAGCTCGCGTCAACGCCGTTGCCGCTATTCGATACCTGGAGCAGATCCGTGTATGTGGATTTGATTGCGCGGTCTGTCAGTGCCGTCATTACTGCCCCCAGATCACGGCGGTGCCGTTCCAAGTCACGTCAACATCAGTCGCGACATAATCACGACCGCGTGCCGGGCGAGTGCCAAAGTTTATGGTCGGGGCGACGCCATCGCGGGCCATCTCTCTAGCAAGGGTCCGCTCGTATTCAGCCTGGGCCTGTTGATACGGGAGCCCCTTGGACTCCAGGAATCGCCAGACCAAGCCAGCGGTCATGATTTCTTCGTCAAGCCGCCCCACGTCCGTGTCCGCAGCCCAGGAAGCCTGTCCGGTGCCGCCGCTGCTCTCGCAGAAATGCGTCGAGACATACTCGTAGGCAAACGTGTCAGTGGTGTCGGGCGTTGGGTAAATCAGGATCTGGTCGCCCCGGATGCGCCAATATCGATCCGCCGCCGCGCCGATGTTCTGTGCTTTGAGATATTGCCATTGGTCCGCCCGCAGCGGCCCTGGCATGGACCGGCGCGTGGTCCGGTCAAACCAAACCATATTGAGAGCGTACCGAAAATCACTCGGCAATGAGTACGCTTCCTGGCTCGCCACCATGGGCTCCGTCTTCTCGACAAGAAGCCGCTGCCATTGATGCCGCCGAGACAGTTCCCGCCCCTCACGCTGGGCAAGCGCCAGCATCTGGACGGCGGTCGGATTGTTGTTCCCGACGATCGTGGCGGGGACCTCAAACTCTCCGACTTCTCGGAGAGCTTGCTGGGTCATCGTAAGAAGCGTCATTGTATCGTACGCTACGATCCGAGCGGGCGCTTACCGCCACGTTTCATCGGCTTCTTTTTCCCATATCCCATTTGTCTCTCCCTGACAGCAATCGCCGTCCGCAATGCACTTGCAGTCCGCGCATTGATAATGTCCGTGGACGTAAATTTTTGGTTTATCGCACCCGCAACGCGGGCAAACGGGGGAGCCCGCAGGCTCCCCAGTCAGCTTAGAGCCCATCCGTCACGAACGGACGGGAAAGCTCGACATCGGCCACGCCGCCAGAAACAGCGGACGCGCCCTTCATGCCGGTGATGTAATCACCAGCAACAACAGCGTCGTCAATGCTACCAGCGGTTGCAGTCAGGTAGCAGTCCGCGTCATCCGCGAAGCCAGTCAAGGCCTTGGCAGACCCCTTGCCCTGGATCTGATACCAGCCGTACTCATTGGCCACAGACGCGGACATTGCGACCGCCACCGGCCCCTTGGCATTCGCAGCCGCGAGGGTGGTGGAGTAGTCGTCCGCGTTGTAGACGACGACCGAGCCGACCGCCGTGGACGCTACGCCCTGGAGATAGATAAACTCTCCAGAGCCCAGCGCCGTGCTGGCGTTATCGACGGCGGTGATGATGGTTCCCAGGGGCAATTTCTGGGAAGTCTCGTTCGCATCAATCGCCTGGGCGATCACATGCGAATTGCCCTGGGGGACAAAATTAGCCATGGTCGGGTTCCTTTCCTGTCTGGCTTAAGCGCAAATGACGCCCTGGAGCGATGCGTTGGAGCAGCACAGGTTGCCAGCCCAAACAAGCGGGATGACCTTGCTGTCCTGGTTGAAACCGTTCCGCTCTTCCAACGGAGTGAAATCACGATCCGGGTGATACCGGAGCTTGAGATAATCCGTGTTGAGGAAGTACATCCGGGTGGCGGCGCAGTTCGAGTCGTAGAACACGTCCGAACCGAGATACTTCAGCGCCATGAAGCCAGCGTCAGCCGACTGGTCGGTGCCGATCCGCTGGATGCTCTGGAGCGATTCCCAGTAGTAGGTGAAGTAAGTGTTGCCCGCGACGACCATATCCGGCGCATCACTGTTCCGAACGCAGTCCAGATACAGCGTGTTCATCGCCGTCTGGATCGTGCTGGAGGACGCCGTGACGCCTTCAACCGAGAAATCGTACTTCTGGTTGCGCCAGAAGCTGTAATTGGCTCGATTGATTCCACCGTAGGTGCCCGTGGTCGGGTCATCGGCAACCGCAAGTTGCAAGCCGTCAAGGTCTGTCGAGGCCGACGCCGCGCTGTAAAGCTGGGACGCCAGCGTGTTCATCATCGACTTCTCAAGCACGTTGATCCGCGCTTCGAGGAGATCGATGACACGCTCCGAGCCGCTGTTCTGGACTTCTTCAAGGCCAGAAATCGTGACCGTGCCAGCAAGCTGACGCCAGTCAAAGACAGCGGAGGTCAACACATCCTGCGGGGTGGTGTCGATCACGTCGTAGTTGCTGTACATCGCAACGGTGCCGTTCTCGGCGTACTCAAGCTCTTGGATGATGTCGCGGCCAGAGGCGGGCATTTTATTGCCGCGCTCATTAATACGCATCAAAAGAGCGTTGTGGTTCATCACGTTATCGGAGAGGGTTTTGCTCCGATTACGCAGAGTCGTCGTAACGATCTCCGACAAATTGGGGTTAGCCATTGCCTAATTCCCTAGTTTGAGGCAGCGATTGCTTGCTGGAGAGTTTCGCGCAAGGACAACGGACGGGCTGGCTCGACGGGGGACACCTCCGACTTCACTTCGCGCCCGGCCCTTTTTGCTCGCTTTACACGGCGGGTTTGCTCTTCGGTCTGTTTCTCCTTCGCGGAGTTCAGCACCTTTTCCCGGACCTCCGGGACCATCCAAACCGCCTTGTCGTAAGCGTCCTGCAAAGACGTAGCCTGTTGCGATTGAAGCAGAGCCGTCATCTGAGGCATGACATCGTCCATAAACGGGTGGGCCAACTCGCCGTCAGCCGCCTTTTCGCCATGGAACGCTTCTACTTGCCGCAGGAAAACCGCTTCGCTTTCTCGTTGCTGTTGCTCTCGCAGCGCCGTCAGATATTTCTCCTGTTCAGACAAGCGATGCTGCAATTGCTTCACATGAGGATCGACCCACTCATCCGGGTCATCCTCGGTTGCGGCGGGCGCGGACAACTGACTGAGGTCCACGTTCGCCGATTGCGCCAGCCACCGCAGAGCTTCCACCGGCTGGGTTTGCAGGAACTTTTGCGCCTGGAGCAACTGCCCAATGGCAGCGGCCTCATCGACGCCGTTCAATGCAAACTGCTCGCGATGGGGTGCGAGGACTTGCTCTAATTTCTCGAAACGGCTTCGATCTTGCGAAAGCTGTTTCGTCTTTTCTGTGTAGTCGCCCTCCATCGACTTGTAGCGCCGCAACACAAAATCGCGCGCCTCGGTCGGCAGGGTTTCAAACTCTTCCCGGTCTTCGCTAGACCAGTTGCTTGGAGCCGATAGATCAACCTCTTCGGCGGGCTCCTCTTCAGCCTCCGCATCGGTTGCATCGTACGTTACATCTTCTTCCGATTCCGCCGCCACAGGCGCTTCCGCCTCGTCAATGGCGTCCTCGACCGGAGCCGCCGATTCCTGCTTGTCGTCAGGATCGCCAGCCATTGCAGCGGCCAAAGCTTCTCGTAAAGACATAATTACTCCCTGTTTATGTTGCCAAGATTCGCGGGACGCTCGTTCCCGTACTCGATCATCCCGTGCCGCCGCAAAGCGGCCCGATGCTCAGACCGGGAGCCGATCATGGGCGCCCCCGGAAGGCCCACGGCGCGGTATTCCGGGATGTCCGAAACGACAAAAGGACCGGAGGTCCGGCCTTTTTTCAAAGATTCAGCGGGAACCCACTGATGGTCCCACCACACAAATTTTGTCACATGCCACCTATGGTGCCGGTTCCGCCCGCGCCAAAACTGCCGCCTCCGACTTGGTTGCCTTCACCATCCATCCCGGGATACCCAAAGCCAAACGGAGTATCGTATTTCATGGCGTTCAACAGCCCTTGGGCGAAATTAGCCACCCCAAAGGTCCCGAAAACATTTGCGGCATTGGCCGCGCCAGCCATGTCGGCAACTGTGCCGGGGCCCGACACTTGGTCCTGCCCAGGTTGATAACTAGATCCCACGGCGGGGGATACCGGCGGCATGGACGCCTGGGCTTGCTGGAGCGCCAACGCTAGGTCTTCCTTTGGGACAATGCCTGGGGCGCGGCGCAGAAACCGCGTCATGTTCCGGGCCATCATGTCTTCGTCGCTGTCGCCAGGACTGCCCCCGCTGGCCATCTGTTGCGCGAAATTGCCGCCGCCCGCCTCCGCCATCAGATAGCGGAGATATTCACCTCTGTTAGCGTATGGGTCGATTGTCCCTGACATTGTGCCGGGCGTGTATTTATCGCCGTACTGAAACCTCATTTCTTCATCGCGGTTGCCGAAAAACATCGGCACCATCCTGTCGTCGCCGTCTCCTTGGCCCGGAACGTACCGGGTGCTTGCCAGGATTTTAGCCAAAGCCTTGGCTCGCTGGCTGGGCTCCGGCGGCTGCGGGGCGCCAACAGAAACCCCCGGCGGCGTGGCATAATCCGTGGTCGAGCGGCTTTCATACTGGTATGGCCCGACGCTAAAACTAACCATTAGCCTGCTCCAACTGGATCGCGCGGAGAGCCAATTCCTCCCGCTTCAGATCGCCGGACTGATCGATCTCCTGCGCCTTCAACTGCAACTTGGCGACCTCAAGGTCCTTGTCCTGCTGCATGTCTCGCTCTCGGAGATCAAGCTCTCGGCCTTTGATCCCGGCCCGGAGTTGCTCGATTTGAGCCCGCAGTTCTGATTCCTTGGCGCGTGCCTCACGCTCCACCAATGCCAACTGGGTAGCGGGGTCGGGGGCATCGGATTGTTGTGGCTGTGGCGGCTGTAGAGCCTCAAAGACATCCTCCAACTCCCGGCCTTTTTTGAACCCGCGCAAGCCAAACATCAGCAACTGCTTCGCCGCCTCGAAAGGCAACGCGCCGGACTGCACTAATTGGCCCGCCTGGGAGATGAAGTTCCCAGCGGCGGTCAGCACCTCAATCCGTTGCTGCCGCTCCTCGGCCTCGTCGTAAGCAATGCTCTCGTCCGTCTCGATGTCGATCCGGTAGCCGCGCCCCATCTCGTCGCGCAGGGCCATGAACACGGCGGGCGTGATGCGGATCTGAGTGGCCGCGCCCATAACAACCGGGTCCAGATGCTCCGCGACCATCTCAGCCTTCAGCCGGATGACATCGCGGACAAAACGGATGACCTCACGCTTCCGGTTGACCAATCGCAACGATCCAAAGAACGCCTTGGTGCGGCTCGTCGTGGCCGTTTCCCGATCCGCCGAAACGCCCCGCATGATGTCCGAGATCCCGGTGATCTCGTAGATCGTCTCGATGATGAGAGCCCGTGCCTGATACAGTTGCTGCAAGACCTGCGCGATGTTCGCGATCGGAGCCTCGGCGACGACATTCGCCAGCCCGCCCCGCTCCAGCATCATCGCGTAGTTATCCACGGGAATGAACTCGTTGTCCGCCGCCGATGCCAATTGGCCCAGGGCTTCCATGCTGCCGTCGTAGACGCCGCGCCGCTTCAAGGCGTCAGTCAGCGCCGCGATGCGCTCCGTGACTAGATCAAGCTCAATCACCTGATCCTGGTACAGAGTAAACTCAGCAACCGGGACCAGCGTGTCCGTCGTCCGAACGCTGTAAAGCGGTTCCGGGATCGGGAAGAACTCAGCGAGCCCGTAGGGGTCGTCCTCCTCCTCAAGCACCGCGTCGTGGCCGTAGGTGACAAAGACCCGCTTGCGATTGCGCTTGTCGAAAATCTCAAAGACCTCGGCGCGCCCGTCAAACAATTCCTTACTGTCGTCGTCATAGGCCTCGCCGTCGCGAGTGTGGGTGAAGTTCACCTCGGCCCCAACGTCACCGAACTGAGCCTTCAATTCATCGCGGTCCAGCATGTGCCGGAAAGCGATCCACTCAACCTCGCGCCAACTGCGCGCCGGGTGGACCACAAGGTCGCTCCAATGCACCGGCTCGCACATGATCCTCTGATCGACAATCTCCTCGACGGTTTCGGACTCGACCTCGACGCGCGGCTGGCCGTCTTCACCCATCAACACGGCCTCGCGGGTTTCCTCGCGCTCGACAATGTCCGTGGACAGCT